AACGACATGATCCTGGGCACCGGCGCCTACAAGCGGGGCCTGTCGGCCGCGGTGTACCGGCCGGTCGTGGACGCCGGCTGGGGCGTCGCCACCGGCCTGGAGACACCCGGCCCGGTCCGCTCCCACTTCCCCGACCCGCACGACGCGGCCGCGCTGGTGGCCCGGGCGGCCGCGCTGCGCGGCGGCGTGGTCGCCGGCGACGACGAGCTGCAGACCCGCGACATGCCCGCCGACGTGCTGCGCGTGTTCTGCACGTACGGGCGGCGGCTGCACTGGGAGCAGGTCGCCCAGTACCTCGCCGAGCTCGAGCCGGCCGCCTACCGCAGCATCACCGCCGAGGTGGTCTCCGCCGCCATGCGCGCCGCGGGCGTCCCCAGCGAGGACGTCAAGGTCAACCGGCGTACCGCGAAGGGCGCCAAGATCGAGCACGTACAGGCGGCCGTCGATCGGCGGCAGCTCGGGGCCGAGGTAGCGGCACCGAGGTAGGTAGCGGCACCGCAACCCCGACCGCTACCCGGTTGACCTGCGGAAACGTCGAAAGGTCGCGGGTAGCGGCACCAGCCCAGACGCCCGGGATATCGCCGGAGAGGAGGCTCGCGTGGACCTCGCAGCCGCTACCGCAACCAGCGGCGACCCGACGCTGGGCAAGCTGATCCTGGCCGCCGCCGGGCTGCTCTGGCTGGCCGGCTACGTGGCGGCCTGCGCGATCTGGCCGTACACGAAATGCGGCCGGTGCAAGGGGAAGGGGCGGCATCCCTCCCCCACCGGGAAGGCCTGGCGTACGTGCCGGCGGTGCAAGGGCTCCGGCGCGCGGATACGCCGGGGCCGCCACGTCTGGAATGCCCTGCGCGCCAAGAGCAGCGACACCTGAGGAGAACACGATGAACAGCAGCCACGCGCTGGCCGACGAGATGGACCGCGCCGCAGCCGTCCTGCGGACCCGCAGCGCCGACGTCGCGAGCGCCCCCGGCGAGCGGTGGAAGGTCGACCACGCCATCGACGACGGCGTGGTGGTCGGCGCCCACACACCCGATGACGAACCGCATCTGACCGCGGCGATCGCCTGGTTCCGGCGAGACGACGCCAGCCGGCCGGCGTACGAAGACTCGCGCGCCCGGGCGACCCTGATGGCCACCCTCGACCCGGTCGCCGCGGACGCGCTGGCCGACTGGCTGGAGGCCACGGCGAAGGTGTGGCGCGCCGGCGACCGGCCGCCGCACGGCACGCCCGCGTACGAGCGGGACGTCCAGGCGCTCGCGTTCACGCGCACCCTGTTGCGGGCAAGGCCCGGTGAACTCGCGTGACCAGCCATCACCCCGATCTCGACGCGCTCGCCCGCTACCCGGGCATCAGCGCGGTGGTGACCGACACGCCCGACGTGGTAGCCGAGCAGCTGCGCCGCGCGAACGCCGCCGGGCGGCTGCTGGGCATGACCGTGGCGCAACCCCGCGAGGACGGCCAGGTCTTCGTGCTCGCGCGGCTGCGGGCGCTGCCGACCGCCACGCGCGCGGTCCCGGCGCAGAGCCCGGCCGCGGCCGCCGCGGCGGCGCGGCGGTGGACCGGCGGCCGGGTGGCCGTGCTCGCCGCCATGGCCGTGGCTGTGCTCGCGCTGCTCGGCGTGGCCACGGTGCTGGCCGTGCAGTGGCTGCTGGCGCACCTGGGCGCTGTCATCGCCGCGCTACTCGTGGCCGGCCTGGTCCTGATGAAGGTCGGCAAGGCCTGCCCCGGCGTGGTCGCACACTGCCGCGGCTGCAAGCACTAGCCAGAGGAGGCAACCCCGTCATGTGTCACGTCATCTCCGACCACTGCGGCTGCAAACCGTCATCCGCCGGCGTCAGCGCCCAGGGCGTGGTCGTCACGCTCGGCGGCCTCGCCGCCGTGTCGCTCGCGTACACCGTCCTGGAGGCCGCGTGGCTGCCGCTGCTGGCGCTCTACGCCGTCGCCCTAGTACTCGCGTCCAAGCGGTGCCGCCGGGCGCTCCTGCGCCTCCTCAGGTGGCTGCTGCGAGAGATGTGGCACACCTGGACGACCCGCCACGAACGTCCCGCCGCGGCGACCCAGGCGCTCGCGCCGGCCGCGGCGACGTGGCACGCCACCGTGTCGGCTACCACCCCGGCCGGCACGGTGGCGCTGGCCAGCGGTCCCGTGCTCGGCGACTGGGAGACAGCCGCCGCGTGCGAGGCCGAGGTGCTGGCCAAGGCTCTGCGCGCGTTCGCCGAGCGGGATCAGCAGCCGCCGGGCCCGCTGTGCTGCCGCGCCACGCCGCTGGCCGGCGCGCGGACTTAGTGCCTGCTATCCAGGGGGATGATGGCCAGCGTGGACGACTACACGGATCTTGTCGGGTGGCTACGGGAACAACTCGACATCGACGAACGCCTGGCCCGCGGCTGCGTCGAGGAAGTCGGGTCCACGAAGGCCGGCGAGATGTACCCGGACGGCTCCGGCCCGTGTGAGCAGGACGACTACCCGTCGTACCCGTATGGCTCTGGCGCCCGGGAATTGGCATTCCAGAGCGTGTTTGATCCTGCTCGGGTGTTGCGTGAGGTCCGCGCCAAGCAGCGGCTGCTGCGTGAGATCGCGGCCGTCGTAGATGTCCACGACCGCGGGTTGCCCGAAGACGAGCGAGAGGCTCCCGTGCTGCTGAAGCTACTGGCCATGCCGTACGCGGACCGTCCGGGGTTCCGGGAGGAGTGGAAGGGCGCCGGCAGGTAGCACCCGGGTACGACAGAAGATCTTGAGGGACATTCTTAGGGACATTGGGACACGACAGAAACCGCCCCCACCCGGCGGCAGGCCGGGGTGGGGGCGGGTTCTCCTCGGATCGTGTGGGGTGACCCGGAGGAACTTCTGGCGGCTAAGGCGCCGGTGGCTTGAGGTGCCGGGCCGCGTACGCGGTGATGGTCTGCAGAACGGACTTGCCCACGGTCAGGCCGACGCCGATCCAGTAGGGCTTGGACCAGGTCAGCTCCGGCGCGCTGAGCGCGAGCGTGAGCGCGGCGACGGCTGACAGCAGGACGTCGACGAGCAGCCCCTGGACGAGGGTGCGCCAGGCCCGGTTGCGGGCGTCGACTGTGGCGCTGGGCGGGTAGGTGGCCATGCCGGCCTCCCTCAGATCGGGTGCGAAAACAGGAAGCGTTCGAACATCCGTTCTATGCTCGGGCGGTGGAGCACGTCTGGGTCACCTGGCGCGGGCAGCGGATCATCGTGCCGGACATGCTCTGCCCGAATGGCCACCTGGCGCTGGGCGACTCGTGGGCGCTGTGCGCGGACTGCGGGTTCGCCTGCCGGCACTTCCGGTGCCGGGAGTGCGACGTGTCGGTCCGCGACCCGGACCACGCCTGCCACCGCTAGGTCGGGTGGCGGCGCGCCCACACGAGCAGCCACAGCCGGTGCAGCACGACAGCGTCGACCAGGCCGAACCCGACCACGAACAGCCACAGCGGCACTTGCACGCCGAGGCCGGCGGCCAGCAGCGCGCCGGCTTCGCCGGTCATCACGACGGAGAACGCCATCATGTGCCGGCCCATTGGGCTCCGCAGCCAGGTCCAACGCCACCCGTACAGCAGCACGAAGGCGAGGCCGCCAGCGAAGGCGATCGCAAGCTCGACGAGGATGGCAACCGTCATGGCGCCCGCCGGAACGCCTGAGCGACCAGCTCGGCGAACTCGTCCGGTGGCAGGTTGGCCAGCTGGTCGGCCAGCCCTTCCACGACCGGGGTGAGCCGCCGCGCAGCCCGCAGCCGGGCCTCAGCCTCGGCGCGCGCCCGCTCCGCCTCGCGGCCGTTGCGGCGCCACCACCGCCAGCGCCACTTCACGTCGGCTCATTCGCCGGGGCCCGGCCGAGCAGGATGCCCAGCTGGCCGTCGCGGACGTCGGCCCGCTCCCGCTCTGCCTCCCACGCCTTGCGCCAGTCGTCGGCGCGGCGCTGCTCGGCCGCGACGGCGTCCCTGTGGAGCCGGTAGAACACCATGGCAACGACGCCCAGGGCTCCGCCCTGGGCCAGCCAGGGCGCGACCGACTGCCACATGCGCGGGTTCAGTCGGCGTCGGCGGCGGCGCGCGCCGCCTCGTCGAGTTCGCGGTCGACGACCTTGCCGAACTCTTCGAGCGTGGGGACGGCGACCACGGCGGCCAGGTCGTGGGCGAGCGCGGTGCGGTCCTCGGGCGTCATGGTGACGGTGGTGTTCCCGTCGTCGACGGCCGCGGCGAGGACCTGGTCCAGCCGCTGCGCCAGACCCAGCTTGTTGGCCAGGTAGTCGGTCCGGTCCATGATCGTGACCAGGGCGCCGCCAACGGTCACGCCGTTGGACAGCTTGTCGGTGAGCTGCACGTCGTCCTCCAGTTCGGCGCGTACGAGGCTGAGGAACTCGGCCCACGGGAACCGCGGGCCCGGGTCGGTGTGGGTGCCGTCGTCCTCCGGGAACGCGTAGGTGATGTCGACGTGGCCGCAGAAGCCCTTGCCGCCGGCGCGGACCTGCGCCGGGGTGAGGCGCACGACCGGGATGCCGTAGCGGCGGGCGTCGCGGGCGGCCTGGACGGCGGCCCGGCGGATGATCGCGGCGGAGTTGGCGTCGTCCCATTCGGCGTCGGACTGGCCGGCCTTGCCGCACAGCTCGTACTGGATGCCGATGCGGTTGCCGTTGGCCCGGGCGGCGTGCGCCCGGTCGGTGGTGCGTACGCACTGCACGATCGAGTTGGGGTCGACGAAGTAGTGGGTGCTAGTCCCGTCCTCGCGTCTGGCGTCGTAGCCGGCGCCGTCCTCGGCGGCGTCGAAGTGCTCGTGCCCCTCGGTGGTGTGGATCACGATGACGCGGGGCTGGCCTTCGTCGCGGCCGCGGGACCACGAGGCCGGCTCACGCCAGGCCAGGTCGGGGTACTCGGGACTCTGCGCCATGGTCACCTCCGGCGGCGCCGTTTGGGGGTCGCCTGGGACAGTTCGGCCAGGGCCCGTGATGTCGACAGGCTGTACTGGTCCAACTCCAAGGTCGCGGTCGCGTCCCCGGCCCGGAACTCCTTCGACGCGATCTTGAAAACGGATAGGCCGTCGCGGCCGGTGGCGGTCAGGGCGGCGGACCGGGGGCTGACGCCGCGCAGCCGGATCAGCTCGCCGGCGCGGATCTGCCACGGCTGGACCATCCGGCCGTCGATCAGGTCGACGATCGGCCGTGCGACGGTCAGGCGGCCGCCGGACGGCGGGGTCGCGTGCTCGGCGAGGTACTCGTCGCCGGCGCGGTTGGCGTTGGACGAGGATCCGACCTCGTCGCCCAGGTCGAGGTCGGCGACCCGCTCCAGGCCGGCGTCGTCGAGCTCGGGGACGGAGGCGGTCCGCTTGACGGTCTTGCGCTGGCCGTTGCTGGAGACGTAGCGCACGCGGACGGCGTTGTAGAGGCCTTCGCCGGAGCCGGGCAGGTCGACGCCGTCGTAGATGTCGGCCTCGTACCGTACGGTGCTCGGCCAGGCCTTCCATTCGAACCGGTACAGGCCGGCGGCGTTGGGTTCGTAGGCTCCCCACCGGTAGCCGGGCTCGAACTGCATCATGTCGTCGAGGACGCGGGCCGGGGTGACGGCGTCGGGGTAGACCAGTTGGTCGATGTCGTGGCTGGTGGTCTCGACGACGGCGTTGGTGCCGTCGTACTGGTCGAGGAGCCGGCCGAGCAGGTCGTTGACGATCAGGTCGGCGGTGACCGTGTCGCTGGAGTAGCCGGAGTGGAAGGTGCCGTCGGCGTCGTAGAGCCGGGTGCGGAGCACGAAGTTGAACCAGTCGGCCCAGATCGTCTCGTCGGTGACCGCCAGGTTGCTGGTGATGCGGACGAACCGTAGGAGGACTGCGTCTTCGCCGGTGGGCAGGGTGCCGCCGAGGGCGGAGGTCAGGGTGCCGCCGGTGGTGTTCAGGTCGGCGGCAACCCGCTCGGCGCTGGCGGCGGGCAGGGCCGCGGTCGACAGACGCACGCGCAGGTTGCTGCTGGCGGTGCCGCCGTCCCAGCTGACCGAGATCCGGGCCAGGGTCATGCCGGCCTCGTAGGCGCCGATGTGGGCGATGAGGCCCGCTTCGCCGTTGCTGAAGACGGACCCGTTGGACAGCCGCATCGTGATGACCGGGGTCTCTTCGCCGGTGGTGCTGATGTTGACGTGCCGGGTGCTGCTGGCGCCGACCCGCCACGGCTCGGCGCGGGTGTCCACGTAGTACAGCGGCACGGACTTGTCGTGGGCGTGTGCGGCGCCGCCGAGCGCGGCGAGGTCCCATACCTGCCCGGAGCCGTCTGCGCCGGCGCCGGGGTCTTCGAGCCGGCCGGCGAAGAGCGTCTCGCCGGTGCGGATGTCGTAGATGGTGGTGTTGGCGTAGTAGGCGACCTCGTCGGGCTGGAAGATCAGCGGCCGGTCGAAGGCGAACTGCGCGCTGGCGTAGCCGCCTACCGCCAGCTCCCGAAAGCTCAGGTCGCGCAGGTCCCGTGTGACGTGCCGGTCGGACCTAGTGGTCTTGATCCGCACCGCAAGCGGCACCGGCAGTGTCATGTCGACGCCGGGCGCACGTACAAGTAGCGGGGCCAGTAGCTGGCCGTGACGGAGATGGTGGAGGTGATGTCGTCGTTGACGGTGGAGAGGTCGCCGCCGGCGTTGAGCAGCGCGTAGATGCGGTTGGTCTGGCCGGGGCTGAGCATGGGCAGGCCGCCGGTGCGCGCGACGAGCTCTTGCGGGTAGATCTCGCCCGAGCCCCCGATCGGGTACACCAGGTCCGCGGGGCCGTCGACAACCATGCTGGTGGGGCCGCTGGAGGTTGGCCAGGACACCATGCAGAACCGGTCGTCGGCGGGCATGAACGCCAGGACGTCGAAGTCCAGGTTGCCCGAGCCCGAGGTGCGTTCGGCGCGCACCGTGAAGATCGTGCCCCGCGCGGCCGCTTCCACGTTGGACAGGCCGTCGTAGATGGGGTCCGGGCCGAACGGGATCTGCACCAGGCCGAGGTCGACCCAGCGCCGGTTGGTGGTGGAGGCGGGCCAGGCGACGGCGGTGTTCGTGGCGGTCTGAGTGCCCGAGGTCTGCCGCAGCTGCACGTTGATGACGTCGCCGGCGACCGTCTTGGCGCCGCGTAGGAACACCCGGTACACGCCGCGCGCGTCCGTCGAGGCACTGGACGGGTGTACCGAGCTCGTCAACCGGTCCTGCATGGTGGCGGTGCCGAACGTGCACCGCATCGAGTTCTGGCCGGCGCCGGACCAGACGGCGTTGTTGGCCTGGATGGTGGTATTCGTGCCGCCGGTCATGGCCTCGGCCTGCAGCACCACCGGGGCGCTCGACGGCGTCCCGTGGCGGCGGACCGCGAACGCCGTCGGGCCCTTGTCCTCGACGCCCGAGTAGGTGATGGTCAGGACGGCCGGGGTCTCGACGTCGCCCTTGACGGAGGTGACGTCGACGTACCACGTGGCGGCCGGGTCGTTGGTGACCGTGGCCGGTGATCCGGTGACCTTGGTGCCGTACGCGAACGGCTCGGCCCACAGCGTCACCTCGAGCTCGCGCAGCCCGCCGCTGGCGAGGACCTCGCGGACGGCGGAGGCGTCGGAGCGGAAGGTGCGGAAGTGGACCGGGTTTGTGGCTCCGGTGGGCGCAAACTTGAGGATGTTGTACGGGCGGTCCAGCTCGCGGAACAGGGTCTGCAGCTGCGTCGCGGAGGTGTCCTCGGACGCGGTTTGCAGGTTCAGCCGCAGGGTCAGCTGCCGGTTGTCGTACGCGGAGGCGGCGATGTGGGCGCCGTCGACGAGCAGGTTGGACACCACGGCCCGGCGCAGCGACGGCGGCGGGAACTCGGTGCCGCGGTCGAGCAGCGTCCACGTGGACCCGTCGTTGAGGTTCAGGCGGGTGGTCGGCGACGCGGCGATGGAGTCCACGAACGCGACGGTGTGGCCCACGCTCAGCCTCCCCGCGTGTACATGTCTGCGGTGCGCCCGGTCAGCTGGCCGACGGCCCGGCCGTCCATCGTGACGGTCACGCCGACCAGCGCCGCGCGCATCGCGGCGGCCAGGATCTTCACGTCCAGCCCGCCGGCCGGGGCGGCGGGGTAGACGGGTCCGGGCGTGCCCCGGTTGATCGCGGCGAGACCGGCCCGGCCGCCGATGCGCTTCATACCGGCGACCGTCAGGACGCCTTCGCGCGGTGTGAGCAGCGCGGGTACGACGTCCCGGTTCACCGGCGGGCCCGGCACCTCGCCGCCGTGCGAAAAGCCGTGGAAGCCGCCGAAGCCCTTCGACGTGGCGACGTTGATGTAGACGGTCTTGGAGTGGATCGCGTCCAGCTCGTTTCTGAGCTGCTGCGCGCGGCGGATCGCCGTGGCCGCGTCCACCGTGGCCTTGGTGTTCTTCGCCGGGGGGATCAGCCCCAGCGAGCGGGCCAGCGCGTCGGCCGCGGACTTCGACAGGCCCATCCCCCGCGCCGCGGCGACGAACTGGTTGTAGCCGCGCTGCATGATCGCGTTGACCTCGCCCTGGGTGCCCTTGAGCGCCAGCGTCTTGTCGCGGGCGTTGAGCGTCGACGACGCGAGGGTGTTCAGCGCGGCGGCGTTGGCGCGGCCCTTGGCCGTGTTCAGGTCGAGCTGGGCACCGTGGTTCTTGGCGGTCTTGCCGTTCTCCTTCAGCGCGGCGGTGGCGCCGTCGATGGCGTCTTCCATGCCGATCATGCCGCCGAGGTAGGACTGGTTTGCGCCGGCGGCGTCGCGCATCTGCTCCGACAGCGTCTTGTACGCGTCGACGGCCTGGCGGGCGGCGGCGGTGGAGGCCATCTGCGCCTCGGCGGCCGCACGCTGCTCGTCGGTCATCTTGGCCAGCGCCTCGGCGGTGAACTCGAACCCGGCGGACGCCTGCCCCGACCACGACACGGCCTCGTGGAACTCGTCGCCGGTCTTCTTCGTCTCCTCGTTCAACGCGCCGATCAGGTACAGCGGGCTCGCCACCGCAGGGCCGATCTTGTTGAGCGTGGAGACGACGGTGGCGGTGCCGCCGATCAGGAACTCCGTCGAGGTGAGCAGCCCGTCGAGGGCGTCGGCGGCGGTCTTCGAGTCCGACGAGAGGATCTTCAGGGCGTCCCCAGCGCTGCTGGCGGCCTTGGGGATGTGCTCGCCCAGCACGTTCACGACGGGCTCGGCGTTCTGGACCACCTGCCGCAGGTCGGGCACGAGCTCGTCGATGGCGGCGCCGAGACTGCCCACGAGCGTGTCGCTGTAGCCGGCCGACGTGGCGAAGATGGCCTCGAACTCGGGCTTCAGCTTGCGGATCTCGGCCCGCACGATGCCGATGCTCTTGATCGCTTCTGGCACGAACGGCTTGGCGGCGTCCTTGAAGATGTCGCCGATGTCGGCGGCGGCGTCGTGGGCCTCGGCCTTGACCGTCGGGTCGCGGAAGGCGATCGCCAGCCCTGCACCGACGCCGGCGAGGGCGACGCCGCCGGACACGGCCGCCGAGATGACGCTGGATATCACCGGTGCCGCGCCCACCGCACCGGCGATCAGCGGCGCCGACACCGGGGCGTTGAGCAGCAGCGGCCCGATGCGCTGGGCGAACCTGGCGGAGAACGCGGTCGCGCCCTCATCGCCGGCGTCCCCGAGCAGCTTTTTGACGTTGAGCAGTCTGCGCAGCTCGCCCTGCTGCTTGCGGATGTCGCCGAAGATCGACTTGTCGCCCGTGGCGGCGTACGCGGCGGCCAGGGCCGCCAGGGACCGGTTGAGGTCCTCGATCTGCTGGTCGAGGTTCTTGGCGTCTCGGGCGGCGCCGTCCATCTGGTCGCCGAGCTGGTCGATCGCCCGACCTGCCTTGGCCGCCGCCGGTGAGATTGTCTCCTTACCGGCCAGGACGGTCTCGATGACCCGCCTATCCGCCACCGGCCCCCCTCAACAACTCGTCGCGGTACTGCAGGTAGGCGTCGATCTCGGTGAGGCTCAAGCGGTGCGGCGGGAAGTGGTAGAAGTACGCGAACGGCGGCCCGACCTCGACGAGGAAGTCTTGGCAGGTTCCTCCGGCGAGCCACCGCCACGGGCCGGGGGGTCCGCATCGGCCTGCTTCCCGACCTCGTGCTGGTAGGTGCACTGGGAGAAGTCGGTGTCGAACGACGGGTAGTCGACCGTGGCGCCGGCCTCCCGTAGGGCCAGCCACGCCACCGCCCGCACCGTGCGGATGCCGTACTCGGGTAGGTCGTAGCGGATCCGGTGCAGGCTCGGCCCGCCGGGCATGTCGGCTTCGAGCTTCACCAGGTCCGCGAAGGGCCGCCGCAGCAGGGCGTCGAGGTCCAGCCGCAGCACCCGGTCGACGGTGTGTGCTTCGGCGAGCTCGCTGGGCAGCAGGACGAGCAGCTTCACCTACGCCCCCAGCTGGTCGGCGACGTAGTCCACGACGGCGTCCATCCGGCGTGCGATCTCAGGCCGGAGGCGGTCGACGGGCCGGTCGACAAACCCGACGGGCACGCTGGTGGCGGACCACGGGTTGCGGATGAGCTGCCCGCCGGGGATCCGCTTGCCGGTGGAGGACCACAGCCGGCGCCGCTGCCGGCCGTATACCGGGTGGCGCAGGACCCCGGCGTTGACCCGGGGTACGTCGCGGTTGTCCTGCTTGCCCTTCGCCGAGGTACGCAGCACCACCGCAGCGTCGCTCTTGCCGGTCTTGCCGGTCTGCCGGAACTGCAGCGATCCAGACATCACACCGGCGTAGCCGCCGCGATGCGGCAGCAGGGCGGCAGCCGACGCGCGGATGGCCGGGCGCAGCTCGGCGGACGCGTCGCGCAGCTGCTCGGCCAGCTGCTTGCCGAGGCCGGCATCGCCGACCGCCTTGAGCCGGCGGGCCACTTCCCCGTACCGCTGGTTGCCGATCAGCCGGACCTCGAAGCCCATCAGGGTGTGGTGTCCCGGGTGATCGCGCCGGTGATCGGGAAGGTGAGCGTCTTGCCGGCCAGCTCGCCCAGCTTCCCGCCGATGTTCCACTGGTTGGGCAGGACGTTGAACTGGTACTCCGGGTTGGTGGTGGAGATGGCCGCGTTGACCGCGCGCATGGCCACCGCGACCGGAGTGCCGGTGTTGAACGCCGACCAGATCGTCGCGTCGACGCTGCCGGAGGCGAAGTCGTCCATGAACTCGATCGCCACCGAGCCGCCCTTGAGGCCGATGATGTAGGACCGCCACCCGGTGGCGCCGAAGCCGGTGGAGTCCAGCTGGTCGCCCTCGGCGGTGATGGTGCCCGCCTTGCCGTGGTCGGACAGGTCGACCGCGTTGAAGGTGATGTATTCGTTGGTCAGCGCGAGGACGGCCACGGTGGCTCCCTACTGGATGGCGATGCCGCAGGCGATGGTGAAGGTGCCGGTGATGGCGGTGATCCGCAGCCGGTACCAGGTGTCGGTGATCGACCCGGCGACACGCGTGCCCCACCGGCCGCCGGCGGTGGTGTACGGGCCGAACGTGATCCGGGTGGTCGCGCTGGGGAAGTTGGAGGCGTCGTCGGACTCGACGACACCGGTGATGGTGGTGCCGGGCGTGCCGAAGATGTGGAAGGTGGCGTAGAGGTACTGGCTGGCGCCGACCGCGCCGAGGTTCAGCGCGGTGCCGGTCGCGCCGGTGCCGGATACGGCGCCGGCGGCCTTGGCGAGCTGGCCGCGGATCACGCCGACGGCGTCGGAGCAGCCGCCCTCCAGGCTGTACGGGGCGTTGTCGCCGAGCTTTCCCAGCCACTGGTACTGGTGCTTCATCGCCTGGAACAGGTATGCCGGCTGGCCCTCGGTCTCGACGTCCGCGCAGGTGGTCACCTTCCCGGTGACGCCCAGCGCGTTGAAGGTGTACTCATCGACCGTGTCGGAGCCGGCCTGCCAGAAGCCGGACAGGCCCAGCGCCGAGGTCTTCAGACCGTTGTTGTGCTCGCGCCACCCGGTCGACCCGAACGTCGTCCTGACCTTTGGCTCGGCCTCGCACGACAGGGTGAAGTTGTCGGAGTCGCCGGTGAAGTTGTGCGAGTCGACGTAGGCGTACGCGTTGAGCAGCGCCAGCACGGACACGGCTTAGCTCTTCGCCTTCGTGGCGGGTTTCGCCGCGGGCAGGACCTCGACGGCGCCGGCGGCGACGAGCGCGTCGACGACGACCGTGTCCGGGTCGGGGTTGCCGTCTCGAAGCGTCCGCGGCGCCAGGATGACGACGTCGCCGGGCTGCACCGACTCCTTGGTGACGTAGTCGCGGATCGGCACCGCCCCGGTCACCTTGCACCGGATCAGGTCCGTGCGCGAGGCCCTATCTGCTTGGCTCATGGGGGTTTCACGCTCCTGAAGAGACGACGCGGACGGTGAACACGCCACCGAAGTAGCCGATGTTGTTGACCTCCTCCACACCCAGGGGGCGGAAGGAGTCGACGACGGTGTCGCTGACGATGCCGCCGAGGGTCTTGTCGCCTTCGATCGCCGTGCGGATCGAGGTCGATCCGGTGAAGTTGGCGTATCCGGCCAGTGCCTTCTGCCCGTTCCTGTCCAGGGCGGCCGAGACCAGCACCACGACGGTGAAGCTGAGCGCGGCGAATCCGTTGCGGAAGGTCAGGCGGTAGTCGGGGACGTCCGGCACGCCCACGATGGCGCAGGGCGGGCTGATCTGCCCGGGGCTGACGTCGGATACCCGCAGCCCGCCGATCGTGGCCAGGCGGGCCTCCAGACCGTCCATGACGGCCTCGATCGACGGTGCCATCAGGCCACCAGGACCGGCATCCGCCGGTACGCGGCCAGCTTCGTCGCGGCCGCGGGGTTCATCCGCACCCGGAACGGGCCGAACTCGCCCATCCCGGCGACGCCGAACGGGGCGTCCTTGAGCTTCAACGTCTCCGCCGACATGATCAGGCAGGCCTGCTTGACCGCCGCCGGCACGGCCGGCCAGCCGAACACGCCGACGATCTGGACCCGGTCGTCTCGCGCGGCGGTGTCCCGGTAGTGCGGGAACGTGTTCGAGGCGATCGCCTTGACCGTGCGGTACGGGCGGGCCTCGGCGTGGTCGGCCGCGGCCCAGGGCAGCAGCTGGTAGTCGGTGGACGCCCAGGTGGTCTCGTACGTGCCGTCGCCGGCCGCGTCGGTCTTCAGCGTCGTGACAGACACCAGCGGCGACCCGCCCAGCTCCAGCTCGTACGGGCCGCACGCGGCGAACGTGCGGGTGGCGGTGCCGCGCCAGAACTGGTCCCGGCAAAAGTCGTCGATCTCCCGGCTGACCGAGTCGATGGCCAGGCGGATCTCGAAGTCATCCGCCGTGTCGGAGGCCGCCAGGCCGAGCCGGCTCTTGAGCTCCTCGACCGAGCAGTACAGCTTCTGCAGGTCGGTGTTGAAGACCGTCCAGGTGCCGGCGGTCACGTCGGACGCGGTCCCGGTG